TTACCAATAGCGGGCTTAGTGCTGCAAATTGGGATGCTTTGCTTATTGGCTGGGCTGCTCAAGGAACGGGGGCGGGTAGCTTACAAGCTAATGTTACGCTTTCTGATATCAATCAATACCACGGCACGGATGATGCAGCTGCTACGGCGGCTTACAATAAGCTGACTGCGGCTCCATATAACTGGAATATCGTCGATTTGGGAGAGCTTCCTACTTCAGCATTTGATTTTGACATAGACACTACTCAAATACAGATTCCAGGAAGTACAAACGCTGACCAGTATCGACTGCCTTTGATGTCAACGGGTACGTATAACTTCACGGTAAATTGGGGCGACGGTAATTCAAATACAATTACTACTTGGAATCAAGCTGAAGCTACGCATACGTACGCTGCTTCGGGGTTATACAGTATTTCTATAACGGGTACTATCGACCACGTAAGCTGGATTTCACAGGACGGAACTACTGTTACTCAAGCTAACGATAGAAAAAAGGTTAAGGACATCACTGATTGGGGTTCTGCTGTCATATACCTTGATGAGCTGGTGTTTTTTGATTGCGAGAAAATGAACATCACAACTACCGCTGCTCCTACATTTGGCAGTAAGGTGATGAGGGATGACCAGTTTGGTGATTGCGAATCATTTACTGGCGATATAAGTGCGTGGGGTACGGTTGCCTCTCCTATTACTGGAAGTGTTAATTCATTTCTTTCTAATGCAGGTAACGCAAATCCAAACGTAAACTTTGTTTATCAAAGGACGTCTAGCTCTTTGTTCCGTGCATTCAATCAGGCGTTTAATTTTGATAAACCCTTAGATAATTGGGATGTAGCGGGTTCTGGAGGAAACTGCACTGACGCCTTCAATTTTTGCGTCTCCTTCAATCAAGATATAAGCGGATGGGATATGTCTGGTGCAAACAGTATGACGAGAATGTTTTCTGCCGCCACTCTCTTCAACCAAAACATAAGCACTTGGGACGTTTCTGGGGTGGGCTCGTTTCGTCAAATGTTTAAAAGCGCAGCAGCATTTAATCAACCAATAGGAAGCTGGACTACAACTGCTTTGAACGATTTGCAAGGCACTTTTGATACGGCCAGTTCTTTTAATCAAGACCTTTCTAATTGGGACACCTCTAGCGTTGATACTATGCAGAGCACCTTTGAGGACGCTACTGCTTTTAATCAGGACCTCTCTAGCTGGGATGTGGGCAGCCTTACAACTGCCACAGATATGTTCACCAACTCTGGTATCAGTGCTGAGAACTGGGACAAGCTCTTGATTGGTTGGGCCGCACAGGGGACTGGCGCTGGCTCTTTGCAGGCTAACGTAACCCTTTCTGATATCAACCAGCTTCACGGTTCGGTTGACTCAGCTGCTATCGCAGCTTATAATAAGCTGGTCGCTGCTCCATACAGCTGGACTATCGTTGACTTAGGTGCCGCTGTTGTGGTGAACCTCCTCTTGGACACCACCTACGGAAGCGGAGCTGAGGCAGCATACTCGGTCCGTAAGTTGCGCACTGCCTACACAGGGCCTGCTATGAAGGTCCAGGACACCGTAGGAGGCTCTACGCAGGACATCTACTTCGACGCTAACAATAACCTCGACGAGGCGGCCATCATCTCTTATGGAGGCTCTAACGATGTTTTCGTAGAGACTTGGTACGACCAGTCGGGCAACGGAAATAACGCTACGCAGGCTAGCTCAAGCGCTCGTCCAAAGATTTACGACGGAACGAGTGGCGCGTTGGTGACGGAGAACGGGAAGTTGGCTTTGGATTTTGATGGTTCGAGCAATTATTTAAGCACTTCCGACGGGGTAGCAAACGACCCACAATTAACTATATTTCAAACTTGCAAAATAACAGGCACTAATACAGGAGTGCAGATTTTTTACGCCTTACCTCAAACCTCTGGAACGCACACAAGCCCATATGCTAGGCTTTGGATGATGCGGAGATTTAATACTAGCCTATTTTCCCGATTAAATGGGGTGGCTGCCACGATTGGAACGCTGGTTCGCACGCGAACTTTATTTTCTTTAAATTCAAAACAAGGCTTTATCGATATAAATGGAACAACAGAGGGGACGTTTTCAGGGGCGGACATAACTTATCCGAATTCTGTACCTTTTGTAATTGGTGCAAACGGTGGCGGGGCGGAAAATTGGGAAGGCAAAAACCAAGAAGTAGTCGTTTATGCATCTGATAAATCAAGTGCAGACCAAACGAGCATCGAAGAAAATATAGCCGACTACTTCACACAAAACACGCCGCTACTCGACACGTACAGCGGTGCAGCGGCTGCGTATTCATTGAGGCTTTTGGATTCAACGTACACAGGCTTTGCTATTAAGGTGCAAGACAACGTGGGCGGAGCGACGCAAGACATTGGGTTCGATGTATTCGGTGAGCTGGATACTGTAGCTCTAACTCAGTACGGAGGTAGCAATGATGTTTTCGTAGAGACGTGGTACGACCAGAGTGGGTCAGGCAAGAACGTTACGCAACCTAGCTCAGGGTCACGCCCAAAGATTTACGACGGTCAAAACGGGGTAATATTGGAGAGCGGAAAACCTGCGGTGGAGTTCAATGGAAGCAGTACGGTTTTATCGGTAACGGCAACTTCCATTAATTCTTTTCCCTTTACTATTGTAGATGTCGCAAGTGTGAGCGGTGTTCGTGGTGGCACCGTTAGTTTATTCACAGCCAGCAATCAGCATTTCAGCCACTTATTTATGTCTAATGAGGGAAATAAAAATGCTATCACTAGTCGAAACACTAGTTTCCAACGTCCAGGAATTGTAAATGCTCCAGCAAACACTCAGCTACTGTCTTATTTAGATTACACATCACAAAGCACGGCAACAATATATCAAAATAATGGAACGAGTGCATCAGGTTCATCTCAACCAATTTTCACACCTGCGCAAATACTAATTGGACGGCACGGATACGGAACGCCCGCAGATTATTTACAAGGTAAATTGCAAGAAGCTATTATTTACAATAGTGGTCAAAACCGCACAGGAATTGAAACAAACATCAACACCTTTTACGATATCTACGTATGAAACCGAAAGTCATACCTATTACGCAGAAGCCTAAAGTAGAAAACAATATATTTGCATATTACAACATCAATAAACCAAAATGAGTAATTATCTAATCGTCCCGCCCGAAGGGGGGCTTACCTCAGAAGAGCGAGCAGCAGCTATCTCTCGACAGTTGTACTGCATCACACGTCCTGAGTCTATCCAGAATCCCGACGAAGCAAATTTCAATCTGTTCGGTTCGGTTATTAACCCTACGACGGGAGAGGCTGCGTTATCTATTATTTTGGACTGGCTTATCTACGTGAACGCAGCGGTGGACCTGACCGAGCTACAGGCTTTATTTCCTTTGATGCCAGAAGCGGAGAAAGACGCGCTCACCACAACCATCACGACATCTCCTACAGTGGTCTTCGATACTATCATCCCGACTGAGTGTACGGTGCGCGACCAAGCGTATATGGAAGCCAACGGATGGTTCCCGCCAGAGCCAGAAGAAGCCACTGAAGACCAGAACGCTGAAATCGTTGAGTAATGGCTAAGCATACACACGTATTTAAAACGCCTGCTTTTTGGTTTGCCTTTAATAACGGCGAAGAGGTAAAGGGTAACCCGCGCAATAACTACGGGTATGCCTCTAAGGGTGAGCTTAGTACAGGACAGCAGTACCTCGATATATTCGATACCGAGGAGGAAATGGCTGCGTATATCGACCTTCAAGTCGGTGAGCCAGGGTGGTACTATAAGTGCGAGAACCGCGTTCCTTACCCACCCAACCCTAATAAATGGGAATGCCCTGAAGAAAAAATGTAATGAAATTCAATTCTAATTCTACCGTAGGTACCGACGTAAGATACAGTTTGATTGAAAGCAATGAGGAAGAAAATATGAATTACGAACTTATATCCGTTGGTATGGGTGCCGCTTCAGGCATTTTAGCAACCTACATAAAGATGCAGAATGAAATTGTTAAAATAAAAAGCCGCCTTCATTCCTTAGAAAAGCAGGAGACCAAGGTACAGCAGGCGCTGGACGTGCTCTTAGATGGAGTTAATGACATCAAGCTACTCCTAGCTAAGAAAGGGATTGAATGAGGGACATAAACAAAATTATCCTCCATTGTTCGGCAACGCCAGAGGGTAGGGATGTTACGGTAGATGATATAAGAAGGTGGCATCTCGCTAACGGGTGGGATGATATCGGGTATCATTTCTGTGTCTATGCCGATGGTTCAATCCATCGCGGTAGGGACCTTGATAAGTCAGGCGCTCATACCTATGGACACAACAGGAACTCTATCGGCATATGTTATATAGGTGGTGTAGACAAAGAGATGAACGCCAAGGACACTATGACTGAGATGCAGGATATCGCGGTCCTTGAGCTAGTTAAAAGTTTACGCCTTATTTTTGGGAAGTTAAGTCTTCACGGACACAATGAGTTTTCAAGTAAGTCCTGCCCTTCGTTCGATGTGCAGGATAAGTACAAATTCTTAAACGAACAGATATGAATTTTTTTACAAGTTTTTGGAGTGAGATTTTGCTTGCCACAATTACAGCAGCTGGGACCATTACTGCTTTGACCGAGACGGAGAAGGACGATAAGGTCGTCAACGTATTGTCTCGTATCCTCAACGCAGTGGTAATGGGTAAGAACCGCCGCAACAAGTAAGGACCTATGCCTAAGATTAGTACATACGGAACCGTTACGCCTAGTCCGTCTGACTTGATTGTGGTTAGCGACGCGAATGACTCTAACGCCACGAAGAACATTAGGGTGGACTCGCTGTCTTCAGCTACAGCTCCAACTTATTATATCGACGCGTACTCGAATACCGAATCGACAACAACCATAACAGAGGCGGATACTTATGTAGATTTAAATGTGACGCTTTCTGAGGGTTTGGCTGATGGATATCAATCTTCAAGCAACTTGGTGACGAATGTCAACACAAATCAGACTACCTTGCTTTCGCAGGTAACCGTATCTATGTCGTTAAGCGCGGGTAATAATCACGTTATTACAGCTTTATTGTCTAATAACGGCGTTGATATAGTGGCGTCTACACAAGATGTAACCTCCCCTGGTACGGGAGACGACTTTGTTTTGACTATGACGTGTATCACGAACGTAGCCTACAATGAATCTCTAAGGGTTCGTGTAAAGAATAGCGTCGCTGGAGGTGCAGGTATTACTTGTAAGCACGTAAACTTCGTGGTTCATTCTATCTAAGCTATGCTTATCCGTAAAATCTCTGTAGGTCCCGACTATAAGTCGGCGATGCATTACTTGCTAGGCCAAGAGGTTCTCGGGGGCAACTATAAAATACACCTCATTAAAGTTGAGGATAAATCAAATTCAATTCAGATATGGATAGAGCGCAATAACGAGATAATTCTTTGGAAGCATTTCTCGCATACGATGCCGCTGTCCGTAGAGTACAACATTAACTTTTAATGAGGTCACCAGACTCTTTTATAGTAAAGCCAAAAAATAGCAGTAGATACGATAACAAACGAAAAGCCGACGACGTTGAGTTTATCGTAAGTTCATCCCAAGAAGACCACAGATTTTCTAACCGCTACGCTATCGTACAGTCCGTTCCGCTTTCTTACTCAGGCCCTATCCAGGCGGGAGATACCCTGTTGGTTCATCATAACGTATTTAAGTATTATTACGATATGTATGGTGTTCAGAAAAGTGGCCGCAGCTATTTCCAAGATGACCTTTTCTTTGTGACGGACGACCAGTTCTTTCTATATAAAAAAGACGACAGGTGGCAGGCTCACGGGAAATATTGTTTTGTAGAGCCTGTAGAAGAGAAAGAATCGTGGATAGGTAAGTTCTCAAAGGAAGAACCTCTTATCGGGCGCCTTAAATATGGCAACGACCAACTGCTCTCTCTTGGTGTAAATGAAGGTGATGAGGTTTCATTCCTCCCTGATAGCGAATATGAGTTTACGGTAGACGGTGAAAAGCTGTACCGTATGTTTACCGACAACATAACCTTGGTATTATGAACTCAAAAGAACTCAAAGAGAAGATTATAGCGGCTGGTCATAGGGCGGTAGAGCAGCTTATCAAAGTAGCTAAAGAAGATATAATCAAGCCAGACCTTGAAGACGAGCTGGCTGCTGACAGGCTAAAAAATGCAGCGGCCACTAAAAAGCTTGCTATATTTGATGCGTTAGAGATACTCAATCGTATAGAGCAAGAGAGAGAGAATTTAGAGGCTATGGAGAAGCGTGGCGATTCATCTACTAATACCAAGCAAGGTTTTGCAGAACGAAGGTCAAAATAAACTACTTACTCAGCTCGAAGGTGTAGTGCCTAAAAACGTTCTTGCCAGAAAAAATCGCGCAAAAAACTGGGAGTACGGATATAACGAAGACTATGACTTTGTGGTTATATCAAAGGACGGAACGGTAGGTGAGGTGGTCGAAATACAGGGTGTGCGTATTGCGCTTCCTATGTCTGCCTCCGACCCGATACAGCGAAGTAAATCCAAGAAAGAGCAGTACTGGCAGCCATTAGAGTATCCCAAGGAGCTTACACGTATCAAGACAATATTTCAGTGGAATGATATGCCCGCTGAGTTTAAAGACAGGTGGGTAGACTTTGTAGAGCAAGAGTTCGACAGGCGTGAAAATGGCGCGTGGTTTATGAATAACGGAGTGCCTACATACATAACAGGCTCGCACTATACTTACCTCCAATGGACCAAGATTGACGTAGGGCTTCCTGACTTCCGAGAAGCCAACCGTATATTCTATATATTCTGGGAAGCGTGTAAAGCTGATGTCCGTTGCTTTGGTATGTGTTACCTTAAGATACGTCGTTCAGGATTTTCTTTTATGGGGTCTTCGGAGTGCGTGAATATAGGGACGTTAGCTAAAGACGCTCGTGTAGGAATACTTTCCAAGACGGGTGCTGACGCCAAGAAGATGTTTACGGATAAAGTCGTTCCTATATCGGCTAACTACCCGTTCTTTTTCAAGCCTATACAGGACGGTATGGACAAGCCAAAGACAGAGCTTGCCTACCGAGTGCCTGCGTCTAAGATTACTAAGCGTAATATGTACCTCGATGAGTCTGAGGAGCTTGACGGTCTCGATACCACTATAGACTGGAAGAATACAGCGGACAACAGTTATGACGGAGAAAAGCTGCTCCTATTGGTTCACGACGAGAGCGGTAAGTGGGAGAAACCAGAGAACATCCTAAATAACTGGCGGGTCACGAAGACCTGCCTACGTCTCGGTAGCCGTATTATAGGGAAGTGTATGATGGGCTCTACATCTAACGCTCTAAGCAAAGGTGGTGGTAACTACAAGACTCTATACAATCAATCTGACGTAAGCAATCGTAACGCCAACGGTCAAACCAAGAGCGGTATGTACAGCCTTTTTATTCCTATGGAGTGGAACTTTGAAGGCTATATCGACAGGTATGGTATGCCTGTATTTAGGAAGCCGCTTCACGATGTAAAGGGTATCGACGGAAGCTCTATTAAAATGGGTGCTATCGAGTACTGGGAGAACGAGGTGGCTTCACTTAAGAACGACCCCGACGCGCTCAACGAGTTCTATCGGCAGTTTCCGCGTACCGAGTCTCACGCTTTTCGAGATGAAAGCAAGCAGTCTATATTCAATCTAACTAAGATATACCAGCAGATTGACTATAACGACGAAATGATAAAGGAGCATTACCTCACTAGGGGTTCTTTTCATTGGAAAAACGGTGAGAAAGACAGTCAAGTTATATGGACGCCAGAGCGTAACGGCAGGTTCTTGTTGGGGTGGACGCCTCCGTCACGTATGCAAAACCACGTCGTGGTTCGCAATGGTATGAAGTACCCTGGAAACGAACATATTGGCTCTCTAGGTTGCGACCCGTACGATATATCTGGTGTAGTAGGCGGAAGGGGTTCGAACGGCTCTCTTCACGGGATGACTAAGTTTAATATGGACGACGCCCCGAGCAACGAGTTTTTCTTAGAGTATGTAGCTCGACCACAGACCGCTGAGATATTCTTCGAAGAAGTTTTGATGGCCTGTATATTCTATGGTATGCCTATCCTTACCGAGAATAACAAGCCAAGGCTTCTCTATCATTTCAAGAACAGAGGTTACCGCAAGTTCTCTATGAACCGTCCCGACAAGAAGTTTAATAAACTCTCTAAGACGGAGAAGGAGCTGGGTGGTATACCAAATACCTCGGAAGACGTAAAGCAATCTCACGCTTCGGCTATTGAGACTTATATCGAGAAACACGTTGGTATTGATATGGAGGGAACGTATCGAGAGCAAGGAGATATAGGCGCTATGCCATTTACTAGAACCCTTGAGGACTGGGCTAAGTTTGATATCAACAACAGGACTCGATTTGACGCTACGATAAGCTCTGGATTGGCCATTATGGCTAACCAAAAACACATCTATCAGCCTGTTGAAAAGCAATCGAAATTATCTGTTACCTTTGCTAGGTACAACAATCGTGGAAATATAAGCGAACTAGTTAAATAATGAGAGATGTTCAGGTTAACATAGCATCTGCCTCGTTCCCTACCCAATTTGTTTCTGACGCTGAAAAGGCGACTTATGAGTATGGATTGCAGATTGGACAAGCCATTCAGTATGAGTGGTTTAAGAGGGATGGAAACGGTTGTCGCTTCTATAGCCAATGGAGAGATTTTAATCGACTCCGATTGTACGCTAGGGGAGAGCAGTCTGTTGCTAAGTATAAAAGTGAACTCTCGGTCGACGGTGACCTTTCTTATTTGAACCTGGACTGGACTCCAATTCCTATCATCCCTAAGTTCGTTGATATCGTAGTTAACGGTATGTCGGACCGTTTGTTTGATGTCAAGGCTTACGCTCAAGACGCTATGTCGTCGGCAAAGCGTAGTAAGTATCAGGATATGATAGAGGCTCAGATGGTCTCTAAAGACCTTTTGATGCAGGTAAAGGAAGGCTTTGGCGTAGACCCTTTCACTGTATCTCCTGACGAGCTTCCTAATAGCGATGAGGAACTGTCTTTGTATATGCAGCTTAACTATAAGCCTGCGATTGAGATAGCGGAAGAGGAGGCTATCAATACACTTCTCGAGCAGAACAGGTATAACGAAACCAGGCAGCGCGTAGACTACGACCTTGCTGTACTTGGTGTAGGAGTTGTAAAGCACGAGTTCCTCAAGGGTGACGGGGTACAGGTAAAGTATGTAGACCCCGCTAACGTGGTATATAGCTATACCGAAGACCCGTACTTCCAAGATAATTTCTACTGGGGAGAGATTAAGACAGTGCCTATCACTGAGCTTATTAAGATAGACCCTAACCTTACTACGGACGACCTCAAGGAAATTTCAAAGCATTCTCAGAGCTGGTACGATTACTATAACGTACAACAGTTCTACGATAACGATATCTTCTATCAGGATACCACGACCCTTATGTACTTCAACTACAAGACAACACAAAAGTTTGTCTACAAGAAGAAGGTAATGGATGGCGGAGGCGCTAAGGTGGTTGAGAAGGACGATACGTTTAACCCACCAGAAGAGATGATGGAGGATGGTCGGTTCGAGAAAATCGAAAAGACTATCGATGTATGGTATGAGGGCGTTATGGTTATGGGAACCAATATTATTCTCAAGTGGGAGATGGCGGAAAATATGGTCCGTCCTAAATCTGCATCACAGTACGCAGTTCCAAATTACTTGGCCTGTGCGCCACGTATGTACAAGGGTAACATCGAGTCATTGGTTCGACGTATGATTCCTTTGGCTGACCAGATACAGATTACCCACCTTAAACTACAGCAAGTAATGTCGCGCATCGTTCCAGACGGTGTGTTCATTGATGCTGACGGACTTAACGAAGTAGACCTTGGGACAGGCAATGCGTACAACCCAGAGGACGCTTTGCGTCTGTATTTCCAGACGGGTAGTGTAGTCGGGCGTAGCTATACGCAGGATGGCGAGTTTAATAACGCTCGAGTCCCTATCCAGCAGCTCACCAGTAACTCAGGGCAGTCTAAGATTAGTGCTTTGATTGGGAACTACAATCACTACCTCAATATGATACGTGATATTACTGGTCTCAATGAAGCGCGTGACGGCTCTATGCCTGACCCTAACTCATTGGTAGGGGTACAGAAACTAGCGGCGCTTAACTCTAACGTAGCCACTCGTCATATCTTAGATGGTAGCTTGTTTATATTGAAGTCGTTGGCTGAAGCTTTGTCGTGTAGGGTAGCTGATATATTGGAGTATGCAGACTTTAAGGAAGAGTTTGCAAATCAAATCGGCAAGTACAATATCTCTATCCTTAACGATATCAAAGATTTGTATATCTACGATTTCGGTGTCTTTATTGAGGTGGCCCCTGACGAAGAGCAAAGGGCTATGCTCGAGCAGAATATCCAGATGGCTTTGTCTAAGAACGATATCAATTTGGAGGACGCTATCGATATCAGAGAGATTAAGAACATCAAGCTAGGTAATCAATTGCTTAAGCTCAAGCGCAAGAAGAAGCAAGAGCGCGAGGAAGCTATGCAGCTTCAGCAGCAGCAGATGCAAGCTCAGCAGCAGTTCGAATCTCAGAAGCTGGCTACGGAGTCTCAGATGATGAAGATACAGGCCGAGGGTCAGCAGAAGGTGCAGATTAAACAAGCCGAGGTGGCTTTTGATATCGAGCGTATGCAGATGGAGGCTCAGCTTAAAAACCAGTTGATGCAGCAGGAGTTCGATTACAATATGCAGCTCAAGGGTGTAACTGAAGAGCTTATTGCTGGGCGAGAAGATATGCGTGAAGACGCTAAAGCAAAGCGTATTAGTCAGCAGAATACAGAGCAGTCGAAACTAATTAATCAGCGTAAGAACAACTTACCGCCTATCGATTTTGAATCAAATGAGGACAGCCTTGATGGCTTTGACCTTGCTGAGTTCGAGCCACGATGAGGTCGGTAAAAAATAATTATCTTCGCACAAATTAAATATAATGGAAATTAAAGTACGAGACCTAGGCGCGGTAGAAGAGAAGTCTGTTGCAGAAGTGGAACAGCAGCTTCTTGAAAAACACGAAGCCGAAGTAAGTGGTGAAACACCTGACGAGCCAGTAGCTGAAACTGTGTCGGAGCCGACACAAGAAGAGCCCGCTGGTTTAGATGAGGAACAAGTTCTTTCATTTCTAAAGGACCGATACGGAAAAGAGATTAACACCGTAGGGGAGCTATTCGAAGAGCGCGAGTCCGCACCTGAGCTCCCTGAAGATGTAGACGCTTATTTCCGTTTCAAAAAAGAGACGGGTCGTGGGCTCAAAGACTTTGTTGAACTCAACAAGGACTATGACGAAATGAACCCTGACGCACTCTTAGCTGACTACTACCTCGCTACAGAAGACGGTTTAGATGCCGACGATGTAAAGAGTATGGTAGACGATTTCAGTTACGATGCAGACCTCGATGAGGAGTCTGTCATCCGTAAGCGAAAGGTCGCTAAGAAGAAAGAGGTTAATAAGGCTAAGAAATATTTCTCAGACCTTCAAGAGCAATATAAGGTACCCCTTGAGTCAAGCGGGAATCCTTTGTCTGGCGAAGAGAAGGAAAATTTTGAAGCCTATCAACAATACGTGAAGGAGTCTAGTAGTATCCAACAAGAAAACGCTCGTCGTAACGAGTGGTTTCGGGATAAGACTGACGAAGTTTTTTCTGATGAATTCAAAGGTTTTGAATTTAAAGTCGGAGATAAGGACGTCACTTTTAACCCAGGGAACGCTAGCGAGATGAAGAAAAACCAGACTGACATTATGAACTTTATCAATAAGTTTATGGGTGAAGACGGTTTGATTCAGGACGCAGCAGGATACCATAAGGCTTTGAGCGTTGCAATGAATCCTTCTAAGTTCGCCCAGTTCTTTTATGAGCAGGGCAAAGCTGACGGAGTCGAAAACATCAGTCGTAAATCCAAGAATATAAATATGGATTCGCGAAAGGTGCCTGAGACATCGAGGAAGGATGGAATGCAAATTCGGAATGTAAATTCCGATTCGGGACGCGGACTAAAAATTAGGAGCGCCCGTAGAGTATAATTTTTAAAAACAGAAAAAATGGCTGTATTGACATCCCCTGGGTTTGATTTAACCCCAGCACCAGAGCAAAAAGCTTTGGCGTCAAATTATATCACTGACTTTAATTTCTTGAACCAGTATCTTCCTGATACTTACGAGAAAGAATTTGAGCGCTACGGAAACCGTACTATCGCTGGTTTCTTGCGTATGGTAGGGGCAGAGATGCCTTCTAACTCTGACCTCATCAAGTGGGCTGAGCAAGGGCGTTTGCATATTAAGTATGACGCTTGTGTTACATCAACTGCTGACGGAGAAGATACGGCAACGTGGACTATCACGCTTCCTACTACCGCTGCTAATAGCGCTTTGCGTGTAGGTCAAACCATTATGATTTCTTCTGCCGCAGGTGGTGCAACGCTTAATAACAAAGCTGTTATTACTGCCGTTGGCGACGTTGCTGCTGGGGCTTTTACTATTGACGTAGCTTACTATGAAGCTGGCGGTCAGGCAACTGGTATGGAAACGTCTGCTGCTTGTAGCATCTTCGTTTATGGTTCTGAGTTTGCCAAAGGCACAGCTGGTATGGTTGGTTCTTTGGAGGCTGAGGACAACTTCTTTGAGAATAAGCCAATTATCTTGAAGGATAAGTACGCTGTCAACGGTTCTGATATGGCTCAAATCGGTTGGGTTGAAGTAACTTCTGAAAACGGAGCTACTGGATACCTATGGTATTTGAAGTCTGAGCACGAGACACGTCTTCGTTTCGATGACTACCTGGAGACTGCTATGATTGAAGCCGTTCCTGCGGAAGTAGGCTCGGGTGCTTTGGCAGCTTTGAGCTCTCAAGCAACAGCAGGTGCTGCTGGTAACACAGCCGCTGGTTCTGAGGGTGTCTTCTATGTAGTTAACAACCGAGGAAATGTATTCCAGGGTGTTCCAACTACATTGGCTGAGTTTGATACTATCATCCAGCGATTGGATAAGCAGGGTTCTATCGAAGAAAATGTAATCTTCGTTAACCGCGACTTCTCATTCGCTATTGACGATATGTTGGCTGCTCAGAACTCTTACGGTAATGGTGGCACTTCGTATGGTCTCTTTGACAATGACGAAGAGATGGCGTTGAACCTCGGCTTCCGTGGCTTCCGACGTGGCTATGACTTCTATAAGTCTGACTGGAAGTACTTGAACGACCCAACTATGCGTGGTGGTTTGAATGGTGGTAAGGTAGACGGCTTGTTGGTGCCAGCTGGTTCAACAACTGTATACGACCAAATTATGGGTAAGAACGCTAAGCGACCTTTCCTCCACGTTCGGTACCGAGCTTCAGAAACTGAAGACCGTCGTTACAAGACTTGGATTACTGGTTCTGCTGGTGGAGCACGTACTAGCGACCTCGACGCTATGGAAGTCAACTTCCTGTCTGAGCGAGCTGTATGTACGCTCGGCGCGAACAACTTCTTCTTGTTCCGTGACTAATCTCTGAAAGGGAGGGGGGCAGTAAAACCCCCTCCTTTTTTTTCTTATAAATTCTTAATTCAATAAAATGAAAAAACAAGCTCAACTCGTAGACAAGGTCTACAAGCTTAACCGCGACGTGGCACCGTTAACCTTTACGCTGTCTTCCCGCAACACCGCCCGTAAGCCTCTTATGTATTTTGACGGACAAGTCAATCGCGCTTTACGGTATGCTCGCAATCAGAAAACTCCATTCGAAGACGAGCAAGACGGAAACTTTATTTTAGAACCAATCGTCTTTGAAGACGGGTTCCTTTCGGTACCAAAAGAAAACCAGGTACTACAGCATTTTTTGAGTCTGCACCCTGACTCAGGCTCTACCTTTTCTGAAGTTAATAAAGAGAAGGACGCTCAGGAGGAGCTAGACCATATGGTTGTCGAGGCCGACGCCTTGGTAGCTGCGCGTAAGATGAGTGTGACGGAGATGGAGATGATTGCTCGGGTGCTCCTAGAGATTGACCCTAGTAAACTTTCTTCTGCTGAGCTCAAACGTGATATCTTAATCCTAGCTAAGCGATACCCTTCTGACTTCTTAGAAGCTCTAGAAGACCCCTCTTTGGACCTGTACGGCAAGGTGTCGTTAATCCTTGACAAAGGGTTGTTGGGTATGCGTAATAACGGACGCGACATCCACTTTAACTTAAAGACCAATAAGAAGCGTATGATGACGGTTCCTTTTGGTGAAGACCCAAAGTCTGCTATCGCCGCTTACTTACAGAGCGATGATGGTATCGAGGTATTGAAGATGCTTGACAAGCAGCTAGAGTGATTTTTTTAAAACCCCTATCTTTGATAAAAATATTGAACTATGTCTGATTATCCTCTACCAAAATTTGTTGTTTTTCAGAAACCTATTTACGTTCATAATGGAACTAGCGATGGGACTACTACATCTGGAAAGCTAATCGATTCAGAGGCGGGTTTCAATCTCGGGGGTTTTTCTCAAGTACGCCCTGGTATGATTATTCACAATACCAGTGATGGTACGTCAGGGGTTGTGACGGCTGTGGATGATGGAAGCACTCTTTCTGTTAGCCCTGCCGACTTAGCTCCAACGGCAAAGGGGTATGTTATTTATGAATCACCAACTTCTGCTGGATGGCCTGTAATTAATTCTGCTGTATATGGTACTACCGCTTCTGGAACAACGACTGCTCCAGGAGATACGAATTACCTTACTACTGTTGTTGATTCTAAGTTTGACCATTTTGTATCCGCTGGAGACATCGTAGTCAATATCACCGATGACACTAAAGCTACTGTTGTAAAGGTTATTGATGATAAAAATTTGCTTTTGGATACCGCTATTGAAACGGGAAAAGCATTTAGGGTTATTACTCCCACTAAACAATGCGATGAGGCTGCTTTCAATTGTGAAAACATTACTTCTATCACCAAGACTAGTAATTCTTTAATTACTGTTGTAATTCCTAATGTAGAAGAGAATGTCGATAACTACAATATCCATATTATCCCAAACACTACGGCGTCAGCTACGCTAGAAGCGGAACTACAATCCTTGGTAGATACGGCTAATGCACAGGCTGGAAACAATCCTTTGTATATACCGCATCCAGTTCAGTATACGAATCTTCTAGTTACTTACATTTCTCACTCTTAAACATAAGACTATGGCGACTAATACGAAACTTATCATACCATCTTCTCCAGCTGTAGAAGTTGAAGCGGGAACTGTAGGCTATGTTTGCTTACCTCAGTTGGGTGGAACTCTCTTTAATTTTCCTCTTAAATTAAATGTAGCGCTCTCAGAGCTGGGCATTGCAATAGAAGAGGTGAGTCCCGCTCAGCTAGCTAAATTTAACTATGCGGGGTGGTATTTACGGCAGGTGGTTGCAGCGTTGGCAAAACCCGCCACGCAGGATAAACACACGGCTTTATCATACCCTCCTAGGGCAAGCGTGTTTGGTATTGTCTAATTGAAAAGACATTAACGTAATAGAAAAGGGGTCACAAATAGTGGCCCCTTTTTTTGATTTATCTTTGTCAAAAGCGTCCCTATGATAGATTCGGTAAGAAATACGGTATTGTCGATACTGAACAAGAATAATTTTGGGTATCTCTCTCCAGCAGATTTCAATCTATATGCCAAGCAGGCACAGCTCGAGATATTCGACCAGTACTTCTACGACTACAATTACCAGATTAATAAGGAGAATATCCGCCAGTCAGGAACGGGCTATGCCGATATAGCAAGAAGCCTCGAGGAAGTTATCGATACATTCTCTACGGTAGCTAATTTCACTACCAATACGTTTGCTCTTCCAGCCGATTATTTTCTTCTCAATAAGCTACTCCCTACAGGAAGCAACTACGAGATGGAGCAGGTATCAAACTCAAAGATTAATTTACTCCTCTCTTCTTACCTGACCGCGCCATCGCTGAGCTTCCCTGCATATGTGCAGAACGGAAATAACGCTACGGCATATCCTGATACTATCACCTCGGGAACGATTCAGTATATCCGCTACCCGCTAGAACCCAACTGGACGTACTCAACACTTACGGCGGGCGAACCTGTATTTGACCAAGGGCAAGCCGACTACCAAGACTTTGAATTGCCTGCTGATGACGAGCCTCGATTGGTAAATAAGATTTTACAGTACTCAGGGGTATCAATACGTGAGATGGATGTGGTAAATTATTCACTGGGACAAGAACAGCTAGACGACCAAGCAAGCAAGTAATATGGCATACCTAACTCAATACCAATACTACGAGAACGCTGGAGCTTCACCTGAAGACGCGAACTGGGGTTCATATCAATACGTGAGCTTGCGCGATATCGTCAGCAACTACCAGCTTATGTACAGCGGTAATAACGAGCTGGTCAACGAGAAGTCTCGATATAAGATTCTGTTTCACGCTAAGCGGGCGATACAGGAGCTAAACTACGATGCGTTCAAAGAGATTAAGGTGTTGCAACTTAACGTATCGGACGACCTGCGGTTTATCCTTCCTAGTGACTATGTCAACTGGGTTCGGTTATCTATGTTTAAGAACGGGGTGGTATTCCCTTTGACTGAGAATATTCAGGTTACCAGCGCACAGGCTTACTTACAGGACTCCAGCAATCGTATTTTGTTTGATGAGTCAGGTGCGGCATTGAAGCCAGAGTTCTCTCCTATAGACGAGGCTAGACTGAATAAGACATTGAAGTCTATGTACCTCAACGAAAACAGCCCATATGACGGATATGAAGGGTGGTGTATTGATGGTATGTGGTATTTTGACTTCCCTGTAGGAGGCGCGGCATTTGGCCTCAATACAGAGACGGCTAATGCAAACCCTACGTTTCGTATCGACCCCAAGGCTGGGGTTATAAACTTTAGCTCGGCTATGTCGGGCGAGAGCTGTATCCTTGAATATGTGAGCGATGGTATGGAGGGCGGTGATGACTCACTAATTACGGTAAACAAACTTTTCGAAGACTACGTTTATGCGTATATCTCCTACGCATTATTGAACTCACATATGGGTACACAGGAGTACGTAGTAAATCGGTCAAAGAAAAATAAATCCGCTTTACTGCGCAACGCAAAGATTCGTATCAGCAACATACACCCTGGGCGTCTTTTGATGAACTTGCGCGGACAAAATAAGTGGATTAAATAATGGGTAACGTAAAGAGACACTTTATCAAGGGGCGTATGAACAAGAGCGTCGACGAGCGCCTTGTCCCCAACGGAGAGTATATCAACGCATTGAATGTACGCCTCGGCTCTACAGAGGGCTCTGAGGTGGGTTCTGTAGAAAACTCCAAGGGGAATACTAAGCTTACCACGTTACAATATAAAGGAGTTGATTTAAGTAGCTCAGCCCAATGTATTGGTTCATTTGAGGATGGTGTCAATGAAACCCTCTACTGGTTTATGCACGACGGCTCTAACGCTACCTCTTCAACAGGGGTGGTGGATATGATTGTTTCGTATAACACCAATACCGACCTTCTTATATACCACGTAGTTAGCACTAGCGTCCTTAACTTCAACCCTACGTTCCTTATCACTGGAGTTAATAAGGTTGAGGACCTACTGTTCTTTACTGATGACATCAACCCGCCTCGTAAGATTAACGTCACGAGAAGCTATCTCGAGCCAACGGCAGGTCACGTAGACCAGATTACAGAGGATGATATATCGGTTATTAAGAAGCCGCCAAGAAAAGCTCCTACCCTTCAGCTTGTCGATGTGCCTGGTGAAGAGAACTATTTAGAGACCAACTTCGTTTCGTTTGCCTATCGATATAAGTATATCGACAATGAGTACAGTGCCTTGTCGCAGTTTACGAATGTGGCATTTGAGAGCAGCCCCTTCAACCTAGACCCTGACACCAACTTCAACGACGGGATGCTCAACCGTTACAACACAGCGGTGGTAGGGGTAAATACAGGCGGTGACGATGTGATTGGTGTTGACATATGCTTCAAGCTAGGCAACGACTCGGACGTTCGGGTGATGCAGAAGTATATCAAGGAAGATGCGGGGTGGCCCAGCGGTGTAGTGCAAACCGTTAACTTCACTAACCAGCAGATATATACGTTGTTGCCTTCGTCTGAGATATTGCGTTTATATGATAACGTACCTCTCATTGCTCAAGCACAAACCGTTATGGGCAACCGATTGATGTATGGCAACTATGAGGACGGTTACGATTTAACTACTGCTACTGGGGCTAGTATTGACACCAACTATACGGCCAGTTTAATTTCTCAAAACCTATCTACTTCTTTAAGCTTAGGACTTCAAGATGACGGAGTCAACTACACAATAGATACCGCTAGCATTGTTACAGCAATTAACGCTGATGCTATTATAAATTTTTCAAGTATAGATGAGCCATTGGTTTCTGGCGGAGTCTTTGGATTTGGATTTACTGTATCACACAAAGGTTTTTCTGGGGCAGGACAAGGCGTTTCCCCCATAACCGTTCAGCATCCTACATTTACAATATCATTTACTTTTAACTTACCTCAATCTTACAATAATATATTTGAGATGGTTGAAAGCCCTGAGTTTAAAGCTCAGTTAGGCTCTAATTTAGGAGGGAGCTTTCAGCCTGTAGGAAACTGCTCTAACGGAAGTACTTTTACAGATATATACAACTGTGCTATCACACCCCCAGCAGGATATACCCTGGTAAACACAGGTGTAACCGCTGGAGGTCAGGGCGTTTTTTTATCGAGCGACCCGATTGATGAAGATGAGTTTTCAGTTCAGATACTGGCCGCTCAGTACAACAATACTTCATCGCCTAATAATCAGTATTTTGAGTACTTCGAGGTAAGTAACGTAACCTTCACGTATCAAAGTGAATCGAGCAATAAAAGCTTACATAGCAATAGAGACTACGAGGTTGGTATTGTCTATATGGACAAGTACAAAAGAGCTAGTACCACGCTAACATCCTCTCAAAACACCGTATTTGTTCCTTCTGTTGACAGCTCTAGAATAAATAATATTCGGACTACAATACCGATTAATATGACGGCTCCTAGTTGGGCTGATACTTATAAGTTTGTGCTAAAGCAATCTAGAGGTGCGTATGATACTATATACTCTAACACGTACTACTATGACCCTAGCACTACGTCTTATTGGCTTAGATTGGTTGGTCAAGACCAAGCTCTGGTAGAAGCTGGAACTGAGCTTATTGTAAAGGCAGACGCCAATGGAATTTTAAATGAAGAGACCAAGGTTACTGTACTAGACAAGGTGTCTCAACCTACAAACTTCCTTCACCTACTTCAAGAAGGTTCAGAGATATTAGAGGTTCCAGGTCTTTATATGAGGCTTAGGGCTCAAGACTTCAGTATAGATACTACACTTACTAATAGATGTTACCCCACCATAACATCACAAGCGCCACTTTCGAGTGCGGGAAGTGTGAATTTAAACTCTACAGCAACACAGAATTATAAATTTGGACAGGCAATAGTTAACTACCCTTGCTTTACTACAACAGGTAGTACGTATAACAGAATCCCTGTTCCGCAGGGCTCTGTTGTAAGGATAAAGATAAAGTTTAGAAAAGACGACCTTGGCTTCTGTGGGGGTAGCAATGGGGCTCAGTTCTGTAGGGTGACAAAAACTTTTACTGCTAGCCAGACGTATACTGATATTAAAGCTTTCTGGGATGGAGAAGGCGTTGGTTCAATCGTAGAAAACTCTATGAATTGTGAAGTAGAGTGCCAAAGTACCGACGGGCAAAATATCAACTCTTATGAAAGTGACCTTGAAAGCACTACCGCTGCGTCTGACGATGAAATGGTGAACACTCAATTGGGTACAAATCAAATGTTCTTTTATGAGATTTCTGGTGACCCCTCAGCTAATCGCAGGCTTTATCTACGCTGTGTAAATGGAACTAGAACTGATGCAAACGCTTTTGATACTGCTTACTCCACTACTAAGGTTGAGATATGTATTCAAGACCCTGGAGGGCTGATTGTTTTTGAAACTGTTCCTAATGAAATTGCGGACGGGGTATTCTTTGAGGGTAGCGAAAACTATGATATCGTAGGTGGATACCACCAAGGCAACGTCACCAACCAAGACGCCTCGACGGAAGGTGTGGTGGACTTAGACTTTTTCAATTGCTATGCGTTTGGAAACGGAGTAGAGAGCTATAAAATTGAGGACTCGTCTATCGGGCAGTCATTTGCTTTAGGTGAGAGAACCATACTGGTCTCTGCTCAGGACTTCAAGAGAGCAGACCGCTTTGCTGACATCACTTACAGCGGCGTTTACAACGACGAGAGCAACGTAAATAAACTCAACGAGTTCAACCTTGGTCTTTTAAACTTTAAGACCTTAGAGGACGTATATGGTCCTGTCCAAAAGATGGTTGCCCGCGAAACAGACATCTTGGTTTTGCAGGAAGACCGTATATCCTATGTACTTGCCAACAAGAACGCAATTACAGATGCTGCTGGCGGTGACATTTTGACCGCAGCTCCTTTGATTTTAGGCCAACAAAGGGCTAGGATAGAAGAGTATGGTATCTCGGCTAACCCTGAGAGCTACGCGGAGTTTGGTATGGACAAATACTTTACCGACGCTAAGCGCGGTGCAGTCATCCAGCTGCGCGGCTCTAGCTTTAGTAACGAGCAGCTATCTGTGGTTTCTCAATCGGGTATGCGTAGCTACTTCAGGGATTTATTCAACGATAAGTTCAATACGCAGAAGCTTGGTGGCTACGACCCATATATGGACGAGTATGTAATATCGTCGAATGAAAACAAGCTTCCTGTTGAGACGGCCTGTGTGAATTGCGATATTAACCAAACCATTAACTTGGTGGCGGCGGGGGACACTTCTGAGTTCTGCGTTAACGTAGGTGGGGTGGTAGGGAATTTGCTGATTGAGTGGAGCACGCCAATTTTAGCTGGTGGAGCTACATTTGATGTGGAGGCTGTTTATAACGGAACTAGTTATGAGGATTTAGGAAACACATCTTCTGGAACAATAACGATAGACAAAAACTCTGTCAATCCTAACACAGTAGCGATTGTTGTGACGGCTAACGGTGGTTCGGTAACGAACTTAAACTTCACTGTGAACTGTCCTGTAGGAAACGAACTTAAAATTATACAGGTAGCGCTAAACTTAAACTGGCAGGACACCAAGAGCATACATAACGAGTTCAGGTTTGTGGACGGAACAGATGAAAGCAATACCTACAACCAAGGTGTGATATTTGGTACAGGAAATGAGCCTGTAGTATCTCAATACCAAGAACTCACGGGACTGCAAGGCACAACTGTATTCCCTCCAAATGGCTCTACAGTATATATGCAGGTCAGGAAGCAATCGGGAGATACGTTTAATTACGACCCTACAGCTTCTTCGGCTAATAAACTGCAATACTTGCGAAGTAATACGCTGTATGAAAATAACTCTACGGATATAGACGCTCTACTGGCCGCGTCATCATCAAACGTGCTGACGGTAACGCCTAGCACATTAGGCTCACTCCTGTACACAGGTAACTTTATGATGCCTAACAATTTAAATGACTACCTGTATCTCATCTATGACTATAGACTCGGTCTAGCAGCCGACTTATGTAGTGGAGCTAACGCAGCGGCGGCTTGCTGTAGCTGTGGTGCTCTTACGACATTTTATTTAAACGGAGGTGACCTTACGGTAGCAAGTACAGTATATTCAGATGAAGGGCTTACTGTTCCTGCCCCTAACCAGTTTTATTCTCAAGTAATAAATGGAAATCCAATTGTTCGGCAGCAGTCAGCTGGTGTCTTGGGTTCTGCTACATCCTGCGCTTCGTGTGACAGGAAATGTACTGACCCTCTCCCTGTGCCAGCGCCTAGCACTCCTGCTTTAGCTACGCGTACGGTGTACGACATCACTTATGACTTAGCTTCAGGGGTTGGTGTAGTGCCTATTAGATTTACTCCTGGAGGTGGCACTGGTATTTTTGCTACTTACAACAATACGGTTACGAGTAAGTCTAGCGCCACTACCATTACCGACGGAGGAAACCCTAATAGCTCTTATTTTGACGGGCCTTATTACGGTGATGACTCAGTGTGTACTCCTTCTACAGGTACTATCCCATTACCATTATACAACTGGGATGAAATAAACGAGGACTTCGAGAATAGCGGCACCACAGAGTCTATTACGATACAAGCTTCTGACCTTACGAGCTTGACTACAGGAGCTGCTGGCAGCTATGTACTTTATGTATCTAAGACGAGCGCTACCCCTTCAACTATGGACTTGAGGATTGTAAGCGCTTGTTCAACGGGTGTCCCAACGTGGTCGGTAGATGTAGATTGCCCTCGTATATTGACTGGGTTTGCTTCAAGCGCTAAGGCCAGTACTGAGGTAGACATATGCAACCTGACTACTGACTCTACACTGTATAATTTACCTGTGCTAACGCCTAATGCATTTGGTATCCCTACCGTTCGCGACTGGGTGTTTAAAGACAACCTCGGTGAGGATGTAGCTGATGACGGATATTACAAACTAAGTGGGGGTACCATAGGCTGTACGTATATCAGAGTTGTAAATGGCGTTATAGTAACAAAAGTAAACTAATGGCTGAGACACTAACATATTCTCCTGACGTAGAGGGATGGCCTTCGTTCTACTCTTACATCCCCGAGTGGATGGCTGGTATGAACAACTACTTCTACTCTTTTAAGGGAGGCAATCTTTACAGGCATAATACCAATGAGGAGCGTAATCAGTACTACGGAGTAAATTACGCATCTCAAATGACGAGTATCTTCAACGACAACCCAACGGACAACAGTTTGTGGAAGACGATGGAGTTGGAGTCTGACCAAGCGTGGGAGATGGAGCTGGAGACGGACATCCAAAACGGGTACATCGATGAAGCGTGGTTTGAGAAGAAAGAGGCTGTGTTCTTTGCGTTCGTTCGCAACCCTGACGCAGAGAACGGAGAGCCTGCCTTAACCATCGACCCTTCGCAGTATGTCCTTCGCTCGGTCAATGGAATCGGCTCCAATACCACTGTGGCGGCTGGGGTCATAACCTTTGGTTTCCCTATAAGCAGTATCTTATCTATTGGAGATATCTTGTATACGATTGACCCTGCTAATCCAGGTGTACCTATTGTAGTCGGCCCTGTCACCGCGTTCTCAGCGGATAGAACCGAGGTCAGCTTTACGTTGTCGGCAGGGGGGACGAATCCGCAAGACACTTGGTATATGATGGGTGTAAAGAACGCTCAGGCAGAATCCCACGGTGTACTCGGACACTATTGCAAGTTTATCGCGACTAACTCATCGACTACCGCTACGGAACTTTTCGTAGTAGAAAGCCAGATGATGAAATCGTATCCTTGATTCTAATTATCTTTGACTAAACATAAATCGTATGGCATTTGTAACAGCAGCACTACAGTTAGCTTCGGCGGGCGTAAGTACGTACCAAGCCATTGAGGCTAATCGTCGTATTAAAGACGCTCAGAAAGCGGCTCAGAAGGCGACGCGTGAGGCGAAACGTCTCACTGAGATTAACCCTATGCAGGAGCTATCAGTCCCTACAGAAGCCTATATGCAGGCCCGAGAGAGCCAGCAGCGATTGATGGCTCAGCAGGTACAGGCGGCGCAGGAAGCTGACCCGAGGGGTGCGGCACGTAGCGCGGGACTCGCTGTCGGAGGTAGCCTAGCCTTAGAAGACCAGTTGCGGTCGGCTCAGGAACAGGCACTGTACCAACGTGATGTGCGTGTCGCTGGACAAGAGGTAGCTAATATAGCTGCTCGGCGAGGTATCGCGGAGGCGGAAGCGGCTGGGGCTCAGCAAGCTGCGGCTGACTCACAGGCGGCTAGAGCTGCGGCTATCACCTCGGGAGCTGAGATGCTGGCTGGTGTGGGCGCTACGATTGATGCTGGACAGGCTTTGTATAAGCAAGGTCGTGGCTCTAAGATGATTGGTAAGGAGCTAGGTGGTGACCAACGAAGTCAGTTCCTAGGACAAACCGCTCCTGTATTACGAAATCAGATGCTTGGTATGTCGGCTGGTCAACGTGAACAGTTCGCTCAACAATATGGCCTTGACTTAGATACTATGCAAACAGCGCTTGGGGGTGACCAAAGAGACTTTACAGATTTCTTAGGTTCGCTTGGCGGTCTAACACAGCAAGAGCTTTTGAGTCAGGGATTAACGAACACCCAGATACGGTCTGCGAAGAATTACAAGCCCTCAAATCAACTTTCGCCCGCTTATCAAAACGCTACACAAGCTTCTCAAGGCTCGCAATATCAAGGAATATATGGCGGGTTGAGTGAAGCGCAGCAACCTTGGTGGATGAACCCAATGACAGGAGGACAATGAGCTACTATAAGTACGTAAAGAGAGACGAGAAGAGCAGGGTCGACTGGGGTGCTATTACCACCAACCTTGTTGATACGCTCAAGGAGCAGGAGGCTGACCGCGAGAAACAACGTGAAGCCATTGACGCTTCGTCTCGGGCTACAGGAGATATCTTGTCCGATGCTCCGCAGGGGGAAAACAAAGCGGCTAATGAATGGATTCTAAACGCTTCATCTGACGCCTCTCAGTACTTAATGTCTCAGAACCGACTGCTCAAGTCTGGTCTTCTTGACCCTCGTGAGTTTACTGTCAACCGACAGAACGTAGAGGATAGCTTCAGAGCTTTGCAAGACGTATCTAAAAATGCTCAACAGTATTACAAGGAGACAATGGACCGCATTGAGAACAATGAATCTATAGTCGGTATGGAGGGGGCGATACAGGAGCAGCTAAATAAGTTTCAGAACTGGTCTAAGACACAGGCGTTTGTGAATCCTACCAACGGAAAGATTAGCATAGGTATGCTTAATAAAGATGGTGGTCTTTCTAAAAACGCTTCCGAGTTCAGTAGCATTGAAGGCATTACCAACCGTATGCGCTCTCGTTATGACAGGTATGATTACTCACCAGACCTGCAACGTTGGATAGACGGTGTGGGTAAAGACGTAAGGGTAGTTCGTGAAAAAGGTGTGCTAACCCTTTCTGATTCTAGCCAAGACGCTGGATTCCAAACAGCGCTTGACGAGCAAGTGGGAGCCCTTGTTGATAGCAATCCCATTCGCGTAGTAAGTATACTCGAAGAGCTTGGGCTCATCGATGGCTATGACATTGACGGGGAAAAGACCACGCAGAAAGGCGATAAGTTCAATGTAGCTATGAAGAATCAGAACGACGGCATTGTTATGCCAGAAGTTACTGATGATATGAAAGCCAAGGCTCGCGAGTTCTTAAGTGGGCAGATGCTTAATATGCTTGACAGGGAGCAGACAGCTATGCCAGAGGACAGGGCTGCACAAGCTTTTGATAGGATACGAAGTGCGGGTGCTAAAGATGACGCTGCTGTATTGGATGCGGTAGGACTTTTGTACTCGGGTGGTAAAAATGATATTGACTCTGCCGTTAAGTCACTTGCTGGTTTGAACCCTAATATTCAAAGCATACAGCGAACCAATAGGGGGGTTACGGTTATTTACAAAGATGGCAAAACGTCAGACTTGCCGTTCTATAAAACAGATGGCGACGGAAACGTTATAGCAACTCCTGAGCTTTTGATAGACGGTAGAAACTGGACTACTGGCGCCGCTGGTTTGATTACTGGGATTACAGAGAAGAATTACAATAAGATAGCTGAGGAATCTAGCTGGAATCCTATGTACGATGAATTTACCGTAGCTAAAGTTTTCGAGCCTTATGATGAATCGGAAGCAACGTTTGGTTTCTCCTATGGAACTACTGCTAAGGACCCGCTGAAAGCTGTTCAAGACATAAAGGCTGGCGTTACGGCGGAGCTCTTTGCGTCTGATGACGAAGCGACCGTAGCCAAAAGTGTCAGTGAGGTGGTCAGCAAGTTAGGGTTTAATGTAGAGGG